CAGATAATTTTTCTTCTTGTAAAAGTTGCAATGTATTTAATTCACCAACTGCATCAAGGTCATCTGGCTTCAAAGATAGTCTTGCTTCTAATGAAGCAATCTTGCCCTTTAGATCTTTAAGTTCATTCATTACTTTTGTAGTAGCTTGTTGAACTTGTTTAATGTTTCTGCCAGAATCTACTGCTCGGTAAGTGTCAACAAGACGTGCTGGAACAGGAACAGTATTGTTAATAAGATTTTTAAGACCAGGGCCTAGGTGTCGTAATGTTGCCATTGAACCAACAGATGCAGCAATACGAAGCTGAGAATCAATAGCATTACGCTGTGTATAGCCAAGACGGAGTAGCGCTCCTGCCTTAAAGAAATCTTGTAATAGATCTGCAGTATTTAGAACGATATCATTTACACCGCCAGTAAGACCGCGAATAGCAGAAGCATTGCGTTTAAGCAGATTATCCATTAACTTAAAGTCCATCATAGGCAAGAAATCTGCTGTCTGAGATTCTAGTTGTGGTACCTTGATGATTGACCCATCTACATCAACCATAAAACCTTTATCTTGAATAGACTTTAGAGCTGAAGTTCTAGCGCCTTTGTAGTTGTTGTAAATCTTGGTAGCAAGATTTTCATCAATATCATATTTATCTGTTAATCTGCGAAATGTTGCATTTTCAAGATTAAGTGCTGCAGCCATACGTTCTTCGGGTGTACGAGCACCAATATAGTTATCTAATAAAGATTTAGATTCTTGTTCTGTAAAAAGATTAAGACCGCGTAATGGTCTTGGTCTTGGTACTATTGCTCGTGAAGTATCTGGTCCAATAACATTTATAGTTGCAATTATTTCTTTGTAAGAATCTGCATCGTTAAAGTCAATCAAACCTGCAGGTCTTTCTTTTAGACCCCAAGAAATCTTTTGATATAAACGGTGAAAAGGTGTTGGTTGGAAAACCTCTACGCGAGGGTTGCCAGTTACCTTGTCATAAAACCTAGTTGCTCGTCCTTGCGCTACTAAATCTTCTATACCTTGCAAACCTTTTCCGGTTGTGCGTGTAAGAATACCGCCGCCTTGGCCAATCTCCATTAACTTTGCAAAATACTTGTCGCCTTCTGCAAGGGATGAGTAGTTGGCAAGTGCATCTTGTACAACCGCTGGGTTATCGTTAAGGAATGGAATCATTCCAGATTCATCTGGTGCAGAAAACAGTTTCCACTCATCAACAGATGATAAATCTCCACGAGCAGTCTCTAATGCATCAGTTGTATAGCGACGTAGGGAGCGCAATTCATCCATAGCTATAGGATCTGCCATAGCAGAACGCAGAATTAACGCTGTTTCGTCACGATCTATAGAATCACCTAGTAAATGCGCTAGCAATCCTGGGTTAGATGAAGATTTAACCATTGGATGGCTAATAGCATAGGCTGAATCGTTAGCAGTAAAGTCATCTAGCACTTTAGTAAAGCGGTTTACCTCACCGTATTGTGCTTTTGTAATACCTTCTGCTGCTTTTGCTACAGCATCTGCATTACTTAACTTACCAACACCTAGTTCAGATGCCTTTAATACTTTTATTCCCTTAGCAGCTCCAAGAGTTACATCTCCAAATAATTGAGCGCTAAGATCGTAAGTACCAGATAACCCTTTACCCCAAGCGCTATCCTTAAATGCAGCATCTCGTTGCTTAGGATCGTAAATGTTAAACTTTGGGTCGTAGATTGAACGGTATGCACCCACACTTGCTTGCCCAAATGAAATATCTTGTGCGCCTGTGTAGGCCTTGCGCCACAAATTAGGATCAAAATAACCTGTAACTGGTTCACGACCTGAAAAAATGTCGGCTTGTACTAAAGAAACAGTAGTTAATGGCTCACGAATATACTCACGATTGACATAACTAATACGCTCAAGTGCTGGCTGTACACCAGGAACCTTCATAATTGCACCGCCTGCAGATGCAAGAGGCTTAACTATATTTCCGCCTTCTTTTGCTGCAGCAGTTTTGAACGGTTGAATAAAACCATTGTATTGAGCTTGGTCATTCCAAGGCGCAGTACCTACATCCCACGCAAAGCGTGCAACTCCAGTGCCTGCACCGACAACTTCTCCACCAAACTTAAATGCGTTTTTAGCAGCAGTTGATGCTACATCACCAATTCTGTTCCATACACTCACAGAGAATCCCTTAGTTGTCTAATAGCTCTACGTGTTTCTGGTGATGTATTTTGCAAAGATGCAATGTATGAAAGTACTGGAGTGTAAGACTGAATGTTAGCGTTAAAATTTGTGTAATCATCTGGTTGATTAACCATCAAAGCATTAGACCCTGGACCTGCTCCTTGGTCAATGCCTGCAGTTACTGGCTCATCTGGGCGCTCAGTTGGTGCATAAAGTGGAGTTACTGCTTGTTCACGTAAACGTGATGCAGGAATTGGACGAGTATCTGCAGTCTTAGCTAGCGGAGCACCAGATTTAATAGCCTGTGTCTCAACGCCTTCGCCGTATGAAGTAGAACCCATAGTTAATTTATCAGTACGAACTGAATACTTACCTGGACCTGATACGCCTGCTTTTGGGTTCATCGGTGCAGTTGTCATTTGTCCTCCTCTAATTTTTCTAAATCTGCTGTCATATCTTCCCAAGCTCTATTGGTTTGAGTAAGATGATTTGATTGGTAAATTGCTATCTCCATTAGTTCACCTGTTAATGTTTCAACAGATGAAGCAATGTTGTGTAGGAAACCCACACCGATAACTACAAAATCAAGAAGTCGCACTGGACGAGAAATATGATTGCTATCCTTCATCGCCCAGTGCTCCTTCCGTTAAAAGTATTATCCCTTTTTTACTGCGTTGCCACGACGGCCTGCTGGCATCATTGATGGAACTACCTTGCCACCTGCTGGCTTAGATGCGTCCTTCTTGCCTTCTACTGGCTTTGACATTGGCGCTGCTGCGCGAGATCCCTTGTTCATATTTACACCTCCTCTGCTTAAGCTGCGCCGGTGATACCAGCGAGTAATTGGGCTATATCGGGTCTTTGACCAGCAGCAGGGGCCATACCACCTTGTTCTTGTGGAGGTTGCGCTGAGGCTGGGGCGGGGGCCGCACCTGCTGCTGGAAGTTGTTGTTCCATACCTGGTGCCATAGGTGGCATCTCTTGGGCTGGAGGTTGTGGTTCTGGCATAAATGCTTTTTCGACAACCGATTCTAACGATTGCCCCTTTTGCCGACCTTGGATAACACTTGCAATGCGGGTGATAATTTGGCTAGGGTCTTGGCCTTGCGCCGCGAGTTCTGGTATCGCCTGAGCATACTGTGCAACAGCAACACGCAAAGAATCGCGCATTTCTTCAATATCAACACGTTGTTCCTCCTGAGTTACGTTCAAGTCCATTGGGATCTCACGACGTACATAGTCACGAGATACGAGCTTGTCTGAACGCATTTGTAGCAATGCAATGATGGCACGGTTAGGGTCCATACCGGACATAATTCCGTAGCGTACATCTACACCATACTCACCCTTGATGTCACGAGATGGTGTATACTTAAGAACGTAAGGTGTTCCATCATCTGTTCCCTTGATGGTCTTTGGAATACCACCAAATACTTTCTCATCTGCTTCAAAGCAAACTGAGATAAGTTCTTGGAACATACGAGCAAACTGTGCTTGTGCTGACTTGATCTGTGTATCAAAGCCTGCTTGTAGTGCTTGCACACCACGACCAGTAACTACTGATGCTTCAATGTTACCTGAACGAGATTCAGGGTAGCGAGATCCTAAACGAAGTTCACGCTCTAGCACACCAGATTCTGTAAAGATTCCAGGTGGTAGTTCTAGTGGAACACGACGAATACCTTGTGGGTTAGCAGAACGCATAATTGCATCTGGACCAAGTGCCAACTCTTGCACATCTTGTGGGATAGCAATAGGTGCTTGGATAGACTTTTCTGCTGCTTGGATCTGCAATACTGCAAAGCGAGCACGAGCAAGTTGTACTGATAGAACATCATCAAACTGTCCACGTGCTTCACCATCTAGGGATGAGCGCATAATGACAGATGCCATAGCCTTACCCAAGATGTTTGGTGTGCGTGATAGAACTAGGTTCTTACGCTCTGGTAGGTAAAGCAAATCTTGTTCTTTGTCGTGGTACTTGACCATTGAGATATAAGGAGAAGATAGAGCATACTGGTTCTTACCTAGGATTAAATCGTAATACTCTGGGTATTGTGCAGCTAGTGTCTCTGCATCGGTAACGATTACCTGAGTAACAGACATTACACGACCATAACGATCTAACTCTGGATAGGTACCGAATGGGTTGAGCATACGGATACGAGGATTGTTGTCCTCAAAGTCCATCTCAACCATACCGATACCAAGACCGTAGGTGTTATACCAGTCTGCTGCTGTGTACATCTGCAGTTGTAGGTCAGAGTTTGTTACATAAAAGTTTGCAATACGAGTTCTAGTATCTGCTGCCTTGCGTGCTGTATCTGAAACCATATTGGTTGCAGAACAGTTAAAGGATGGCAGTGGTGCCATTGCTTCTGCTAGATCTCGTGCTGCTACGTCAATGAAGTTTGCAACCAGAGGCTTTGGATATTCCTCTGAAAACATTGCAGGGTATACCTTAGAGATATCTCCCTGACGCACCGAGAGCACATCACGCATACGTTGATCTCGCGCTGATGAGCGAGTACGTAAGCGTGCGAGCTTAGCGTCAACTTCTTTAACTGATAACAATGGAATTCCTTATCCGTAGATCTTGCCGTACTTCTTTTCCAGAAGTCTCTTCATTGCTGCATCTTGTGGAGTCATACGTTCTTTTGGCTTATTTGTAACTTTAGGCAAAGGCTTCTTAACACCTTTTGATGGAGTACGAGAAACTGTTGGCATCTTAGGTGCAGGCTTTTTCATATTTGGCATAATAGTTTCCTACTTCTTCTTAGTTGTTCTAGGCATTGGAGTCACACGACCCTTTGGTTTTGCTGTTCTTTTTGGAAGCGGAACTGGCTTAGCAGTAGAACGCTTGACTGCTGGCTTAGGCGACGCAGACTTTTTTGTAGTTGCCTTTGGCGTAGGCTTGGCAGTTTTTTTAATAGATTGACCAAGCGTTTTATTTAATGTTGGAGATTTCTTAAGAGCTTCATATTGCTTGCGAAGTTTTTGAAGATCGCGCTTTAGATTTTTTTGATCTTCTGGAGTTTCAGCAGTATCAGTAAGGTAGCTTCTTTGCATATCATATCTATCGTATAGATTTTTATTAGGAAAATCACCTGGTAAAGCCCAGCCTGGTATTTTTTCTGCCATTATTTTTTACCAGCTTTCTTAGTTGCTTTTGGCTTTGGAATTGCACGAGCTTTTGGCTTTGGCTTAGATGCTAAAGCAGCCTTCTTTACTGTTGGCTTAGGTGGCATCAGCTTTGCGCTTGGGCGTTTAGATGCTGTTTTCTTTTTATTATCATTAGCTGCATTCTTATCTACAAATCTTTCGTCCTTAAATTCACCCTTACCGCCTGCTGAATATGGACTACCACCAGAACGGAAAAATGCTTCATCTTGAAAACGTGATTCAAATGCACGCACGTAGTTCTGAGCATCCTTTTTCATTCGCTTGCGCTCTGGTGTATCGGCTGGCTGAAGCGCTACTTCAAGAGCCATATCATACTTGTACTTGTCTTTCTTAGCGCCCCTAGTAATGCGAGGATCGTTACTACGACTCTTATACTCACCCATTTGTTATCCCCTTACTTACGCTTTGAACCGCTGCCGTAAGTGTATGGATATTCACCATCCGACATTACTGCTCTGCCACTTGTTGTGCCTTTTTTGCCAGTCTTTGCTGCTGTAACTGTCTCTGATACTTGCTTCTTTAGATCCTTTACTGCCTTGCGACGCTCTGCTTGTGGATAAGTATATCGTCCGTACTGAGCTTCTTTATCAAACTTAAGTTTTGCAACTGTTCCGACTGCTGTTGCAATATCACGTGCTTCACGTGCTGTAATTCCAAAACGCTTTGCAACTTCATTAAGCGCTGAACCTTTTTTTGCTGCTGGCTTCTTAGCAGCAGCCTTTTTCATTTGTGCCATTGTTATCTCCTTATTAGATGAATGTACGATCTTTTTCGGCGAGCAATTCATCTATATTGATAACTGTTCGCTTGCCCCTCTCGTAACGAGAGAGGAATGGATTTTTCATATGGTGGGTTGCGTGGATGCCTTGGTTAAGCATTTCGCGTGCGCGGATCTCACAGAACCACAGCGCCATCACCATATCGGTTTTGCCTTTAGTAGTAGGTGACCACGTAATCAGTTGCTCAATGAGCGCCTTAATGTTTTCAGTTTGGTCACTAGGTAAGTGAATAAGGTTGTCGCGGTGGTGTTTGCCGTCAAACTGTTTTGTGCCGAACAAGGTAGACATAGAAGCAACACCGAAACCGGAGTCCCACTTGTTGGTTCCAGTATGGTGTTCTCGCAGTAACACACCCCGTGAGGCAAGGTTTTGGCGGATGCCCTCATCTTGCGTAAGGAATGATTGAAAAGCATTCTTCTCTACTATCCACTCACTGGGGGTATAAAGGGTGGTCCAGTCAAAAATTAACTGACGGATTGCAGCAGGCGTTGGCCTAGTAATTTTAATAGCATCAACGATATAGCGTTTGTGAGTAGCCCGATCAACAGCGTAACAAATAGCGGCTGTATCACCAACCATAGCGGGATCAAGACCACAAATAAAACTAAAGCCATTGACATCGCGTGGATGACCTGGGTAACCAGGAACAAGACGACCTGCTTTACGCATTCCATCAATAGAACCTCTTACACATACTGGGTCATAGATTGCATCATCTGATATATCTTGCTGTTGATAAACAAGCGCCCAAGTGGAAGCATCCATAGCTTGACGTTCGTTGTAAAGGTTACGACCATTCCAACGTGGGTATAGGCCGTCCTCGTTCAAATCTGATTCTGTCTGTCCATCAAAGGGAGCATCACTTGCAGGCCAGAGAGTCTCCCATTTCTCAGGGTCTTCATCTGTAGTTAAAAGCGCTGGCATAGCCAAATATGTCCACGGGACCAAACCACCAGGGTAGCGGTCTTCGGAGCGTAGCTCACGGTATAGGTCAACTGCGGTAACGCGGGTACCTACGATAATCAATTTACCAGTAGGGTTCAAACGAGAGCGCACGTCCTGGGTCAACCAGCGGATTTGCTTCTCAAACTCGTTGGCGTTCTTTAAGGTTACTGCGTCATCTACTACAATCATATCGGCACGCTTACCGTAGATTTGACCTCCGATTCCCACGGCCTCGATGTTTGGGTCCTTTTCGCTGGACTCACGTAGTTCATCACCAAAGGTGACACGGGTTGCTTGCCACGAAGCAGACTTAGAGTTAAACCCTACGCCAGCAGCATAAGCCTGTTGGAGTGCTTCATAGTTAGGATGCGTCAGGCGCTGCTTGATGGCGTAGAGAAAGTCGGCGGCTAGCTGCTGAGTCTGAGAGACGATCAGCACACGAAAGTTAGGGTTCTGGCAAACCTGCCACGTGACGTAATCAATCGTTACGGTCATAGACTTGGCGTGGTTTGGCGGAATGTTCAAAAGGATACGGTTATTAGCCAGACCCTTTTCATACTTCATACTGGGGTGTAGCCACCCAGGTTCACGGCCTTCGATGACATCTATGAGATTCTGCTGATGTGGAAAGGTGCGGGAGTGTAGGTACTTCTGGCGAAACTCGGCAAAGGTAAGGTCGTGTACATCGGATGCTGCAAAGGACTTGTCCTTAAGCCCAAGGCGGGTTCGGTCAACTTTGTCAGTAAAGATCTTGTCGGTACGACGGTAGTACTCGTAGGTCTTAATGGATTTACCAGCGGAGGCGCAAGCCTGCTCAATGGTCATACCTTCAGCTACGCAGCCAAGGATTAATCTCTTGGCGATGTCAGCACTATTATCAGCCACGTGATCTCCTAAACTTTTAATGGGGACGGGCCGGAATTGCATAGTATCTTTACTAGGCAGAGTCTCACATCTACCAATAGATAGACCTATCCCCACTAAAAGTACTAGGCAGGTCGGGCTTAGCGCCCGAAGGAGCTACAGCGAACTGAGGGGTAAGTTAGTGCTCGGCCTAGGGGCCTCGCTAGAGGCCAACCGTTGACTGCTCAGGGTCTTTCCCATTAAAGCCCCTTACTATATATAAGGCAGGAAATTTAACGCATTTCCCGTTTTTACGATGTGACCTTCATCACAGTATATAAAACCGCAGGTCAGAGGCCAGATCACAGCTTTCACTTTAGCAAATATTTTTTGTTGGGGAGTATATATACCCGTGCAAAAAGATTAAGCATAGGGGGGTCGTGTTTCGGGCTGCGCCTTGCCCCCCCACCCCCTGCAGACAGGCAGACAGACAGGGAAAGGGGGAGACGGTTAGGGAAAGGCTTAGCGGTTACTACCTATCGGGCGCGGTGTCCCCCGATCTCGCCCTCAACAATTCCCCGACCAACCAAGGGCAAGAGGTGGGCAGATCCACCGACCAACCGACCAACCGACCAGCCGACCACCTCGCCCCGATCTGCCTCGCCTTGCCTCAGCTCAGCAAGCACTCAGGAAACTCTCAAGTTACCAGGATTGGATCGCCGGTAACTTACTCACTAGTAACAAGATCGCCACCTTTTGCCGTGACCAGTCACCTAAAACAATGACCAAAGCTGCGCCCCTAATTGCCTCCCATAAATGGGGCATAGTCCCGTGCTTTCTGGTACCTTTTTCCTAGTGGATCAACCCGAACCAATCCACAAAAGGAGAAAAAAATGTCTAAGTGCATAACTTTAAAATGCAACAATAAAGAAATGACCCAACAAGAAAGAGAAAAAGAATTTCAATCTGGTTGGGTTGGCATCACAATGCACGATCACATTTGTTTAAATTGTTTCGAACTATTGAAAAAGGAGATCTAAATAAATGACGAGACAAGATGAATTTATAGTGCTTGGCACTCTCTTTTCTATCATCCTTTTACTATGGACACCGGTATTTATTGACATCTACCGACAAGAAAAAAGGTTCAATAAAAGAAAGGGATCGAACTAGTGAAATGCCCTAAGTGCTCAACAGAAATGCACACCAACACAATTATTTCCTTACAGCGCGGTGTTGCTTGGAAAAAGTACCAAGAGTGCCCAAAATGCAATTATAAGACGGAGGCGAAATAATGAAACTCACACCAGCAGAAATTATAGAAAATAATAAAAAAATAATTGCAGAAAATAATCTCAAGTCTTGGCAAGAGATCCACTCTTTTACATTGAATGCACGACTAGAAAACAAGGGAGCAAAATAAATGAACAGCATTTGCACACAATGCGGAGACGATACCGACCTTTTAACAGCATTCACCGCTCATAAGATCTGCGGCAAATGCATCAAAAAAAACCACAAAAAGGCGACAAAATGAATTGCCAACTATGCGGCGAGATAATCACCGACAAGAAAGCCGCCCGCACGGTTTTGCCTTGGGGCGAAACCTGTGGAGATTGCGTTAAAAAGATCTATGTCGATCCCGCGCTTAATTGTGAATGCGGTTTCCAGCACTAACCAGATCGAAACCCCGAAAGGGGTCGCGGCGTTACTCGCCGCCTGATGAGATCAGTTACTAGAAAAGGGCGAACAAATGACAGAAAAAGCAAAAATAGAAAGATCTTTATTTATTGAGGGCCGCGAGTGGTTCGACAAGGTGAACGGTAATTCCTACTTTTCTGCCCGTATTTGGGTGGATGGCGGACAGGTGGCAATTTTGCCTTTCCAATACGGCTACGGGGACCAATTTATTTATGAGGCACAGAAAAAGCTTTTGGAATTGGGATACCTGCCACAAGAGGGCAAAAATTCTGGCTTGTGGGCGATAGCAAGGGAAAATGGTTTCGACTATTACAGTTCAAAAACCGGCACTAAAAAAAGCGAAATGTTCAAAATTTATGAAAACTACCAAGAAAAGGCGGCGGCATAATGTTAAAAACCACTCAAGAGATCTCAGGCGTGAGCCTACAGGGATACACCACACCAATTACACGGGCCGAACTTTCGGCGGTTTTGGGGGAGCCTATGCAATTTGAGGGCGGCGATAAAGTGACCATTGAGTGGGGCGTACGCCTTGGGGGAACTATTGCCACGGTTTACGATTGGAAAAGATACGAGCAAGGAACACCAGCAGACAATGAAACGATGATCTATAACATAGGAGGCCACGATAAAAAAGCGGTTGAACTCATTCAAGGCCTGATCGAACTAGGGCGAAAGGTGGCGAACTAGTGCGCTACCTAACCCCTCGCGGCTGGTTTGTGCTTGGTATTGCCGCAGCTTTTGCCCTTTATTTGCTGGTAATGGTGTCGGCTTGCTTGTGGTGGGTCGGTATTGACTCTCCACAAGCCGACTTTTTGGGCTGGTGTTGGGGATCTATGAGTCAATGCGTTAAATTCTAGGGGCGAACTATCGCCCACCGTGTCGGGCGGTGGGCGGTGGTCTGCGGCTAGAAATAGGGCAGAAAAACCGGCGGCAACGCCTAACTACAGAAAAGGGAGAAAGTTAAAATGACAGTAGAAAAAATGCAGCATAACGGAGCTTTTGTCTTGTCTGAGCTAGTAGGTGAGGGCGCGGGAGAGTATCTATTTACCCGCACTTATTACGGCTACACGCTAAGCCAGGCTAAGGCACAGTTTAAGATCGAACTACAGGGAGCAAAATAAATGGATCTCAATACAAATGAGATAGCCCTCATTAAGTCGGCATTAACTAACGACATAGTAGGCAAATGGGGAGACGGGCGGCAAGAAAGAATAGACGCATTACTTAAAAAACTAAACCAAAAGGGATAAAATGGTATAGTACGCCAGTCGGTACGCTTGTTACCCTCCCCCGCAGCTAGTAGGCGGGAGAGGGCGAGAGGTAGATCGCCTCAACACTAATAAGGGAGAAAGTGAAATGCAGCTACAAGAGATCGACACAATTCAAGATCTAAAACTATGGGTGGAGGAAAACTTACCCGGCGCAAGAGTAACGGAGGATAGTGCTGGCACTATCGTAATTCATACGGGCTTAATTTCAACTATGGGCGGTTATTTACACGAAAGAGAGGGAGAGTAATGACCACTTATGTCTATCTAGTTGAGCAGATTATCGCGGTGAAAGCTAATTCTAAAGAGGAGGCGGAAGGGCTGTTGCCTATGTATCCAACAGGGTATGAGGGTCAAGCTCACTATGTGAGGGAGGAGACGGTTGAATTATTAAGAGAGGAGGAGGGGGAGTAATGAAAGATAAATGGTTGATAACCCTAGAGATAGATACCTATGACGGAGATCCAGCTAAGTGGAATTGGACAGACCTAGTAGGAGACGAGAGCAAGGTAATCGAAAGTCAATTCAAGGGTAGAGTGCTGCCCACTAGTGAGGGAGAGAGTGATGACACTATTCAAGGTAACTAAGCTAATACACGATAAGACGGGTATCTTTATTAACCCGATTACAATTAAACCTAAGCATCTTTATTTAACTATCAAGGCAAGAATAAATAGAGGGAGAGAGTAAATGAAGCGGTATTTATTTAATGTGCAGAGTACCTATGCTGTAATAGCTGAGAATGAAGCACAAGCACAAGAGATGCTAGACAATAATCAGGGAGAGTTAAGAGATAGAGACACACTACTAGTGGAGGTGGGCGATAATGAGTAACTACACGCCAGAGGTTATCTGGGATGACTATGTGGAAGGGTGCGCCTGTTGCGCCCTTAACTATGGGCTGGAGGATGAGAGTAATGAGTAGAGAGTTAGAGGTATTGAGACAAGAGTATAAGAGGGCTGTGGATAGTCCTATCTTTGATGAACCAAGCGATTACTGCATCTTATTAGACTTAATTCAGGACAGAATTAACGAGATAGAGGGAGACGACAATGAATAAAGAATACCTAGAGGCTAAGGTGAAACTATGCCTAGATCAAGCTGAGATAGACATACAGCA